TTTTAAAGCTATTGTAGGAGCTGTTTTAGTAATAGTTGGTCTTATTGTACCTGGAGCACAATTTTTAATTAAGTATGGGTTGTCAATGGTTTTTTCTGGGGCTGCAGATTTATTGGCTCCTGATCCTGCGGCAGACGCAAGAGACGCAGAGAGAGATTATATTTATCAAGGAACAGCACAAATTATACGAGAAGGAGACCCTCTTCCTGTTTTATACGGTCGAATGAGGGTTCCCGGAAAACCTATTAGTTTTGATATACGTGCAAGCAACGCAGTAATTTCTAAAAATTCGACGCACGCAGAAAATAGGATAGGGGCAAAAGGCGGCACTTCTAGGAGTGCAAACGCAGCAAAATTTACAGCGGCAATAGCTGCAGTAACAGAGATGAGTTTATAATATGGGTAGGAGTTGGAATGCGGGAGATGAGGCACGCGATGCTGCTGTTGGTACTTTATATGGAGGAGAGTATCAAAATATTTCATATACTGATTTAGTAAGTGAGGGCCCAATTTGGGGGCTGGTAGACGGTGTTAAATCAATTTATTTTGATGATAATTCTGCAGAAGAGGGAAAATACGCAGCTTATAAGCCTAAGAGAGTAACTGCAGAAGTTACCTTTAATGGTAGTAGTAATGTTGGAGCTTTTGATGATGATGTAAATTTCGGGGGAGATTTTAGAATAGGAGAAGGAAGAGAACTTATTACAGTTCCCCATAAAAGATTCACTGTTACTATAACTTCGAAAATTACTAGCGACTCAGGCATAACTTTTGGGCTGCAAACAAATGGTAGTACTCCGAGTCCTTTTAATTTTTCTTCTTCAGTTTTTGACTCTACCAGTACTAGTACTTTTTCTAGAGTAGCCGCTTTAACTGTACTTTTTTCTACAGGAAATATAAAAAGGTTTAGCTTTCAAGGAAGTCTATCAGTTATAAGCAGTGCAAATGCTTCTATGGAGGTTTCGCTAAATGGACTTTCTAAAGGAATGTATGAGAATATAATCGTAAATACCACTACGGCGTACATTACTATTATTGAAAATAGAGAAATTACTAGTTTAAATACCACAACAAGAGAAGTTACTGTATCGGGGAGTGCTCCCCCTGCTCAGTCTTCTTTATTTTGGATTACAGATTCGCATACTTTTAATTCCGCTGTAGCGACCGGAACAAATGTAGATACAACTATAAATAATGATAGCGCAATAGCTAAAATTGATGATCTAATAGTACAAGAAACCTTCGGAACTGTAGATCAGTATCCTTTGCCAAGAATTCAAAATGTAGGAGGCTCTGTAGCTGTTATCGGCCCGTCGCAGCAGACATTGATTAGAATGTTTGATTATCGTAAAATGGGAAATCTTCCTGCAAATCATGTAGGACTAGTAACACAGCCCATTGAACCCCAGCACTTAGATGAACAGCGTGGAGAACCAATCGATTATGATGATACTGAAATCACTGGGAAGGAGTTTGAGCCCAATGACTTCGGACTTTCAGGAATACAAATTGATACAGCAGATACAATACAATTTGATATACTTTATCCACAGGGATTAATATATTTTGGAGGCGACGGGCCGCCGAACTACTATTATATGACCGCAATGTATAACGTTATTTTAGAGCTTTATACAGGCAGTAACATACTAAGAAATACTATCAATATATACCCCGATGGACTAATTCATAGAGGTAGGAGACAAGGCCCGCTACTTTTTACTCACGAAATAGACCTTCATCAATTTAGAATTGAATACGGGGCTTTTACAAGTTTTAAGCTATTTTTCTATAGGTATACTAGACATAAAGGTGCTACTATGCTCCCTGATGGCAGAAAATTGAATAGTGACACAAAATATTGGCAAGTTTTAGCAGGGGCTCAAATTACTAATCTTGGGGCAACTTTTCAAGATAAACTTACATATCCAAATAGCGCTTTAATCAACACAGTATTTTCATCTCGACAATTTAAAACTGCTCCTAAAAGAAGCTTTGATCTAAAAGGCAGACTAATAAAAGTGCCCGCAACGTACACTCCTCGTGAGTATTCTGATACCGGCTTGGCAAAATATCAAGGATTTTGGGATGGAACATTTGTAGATAGTGTTTATACTGATAATCCTGCTTGGATTTTTTATGATTTAATAACAAATGAGAGATATGGGGCAGGCTCTTGGATTGATTCAGCAATAGTAGATAAGTATGCTTTGTATAGAATTTCAAAATATTGTGACGAACTTGTACCTGCAAGCGAAGAGATAAGCGCATCTATATTTACGGAGGATGAATTTTGGGAAATTAGAACTTTAGGCTCCCAAGCTGACTGGAACCAGATGGCTAGAACTTCTAATGTAACTTATGCGGTCGGAGATATGGTAAGAATTCTGGAGCCGGGGCCTTTAGGTACTTCGGCAACCGGAGTGCGATATGAGCCCAGATTTAGAATGAACCTATATCTTACTAAAGCAGAAGCAGTGTATAAAGTTATAAAAGATGTAGCAAGTGCATTTACTTCTATTTTATATTGGATGGATGGGCACCTTACCTTGCTACAAGATGCCCCCGGAAATTCTGTTCATACGTTTAGCAAAAGTAATGTTATAGGAGGAAAATTTTCATATCAAACAACTCCGGCAAAACTAAGACCTAATCAATATATAGTCTACTATAACGAGCCTAAGACTAATTATGGTCTGACTCCTGTAATGTATGAAGATCCTGTTGCTATTGTTAAGCAAGGGAAACTAATTAACAAGAGCGCAAATGCTTTCGGGTGCACTTCAGAAAGTCAAGCAATACGTTACGCAAAATGGAAATTATGGACTGCACAAAATCAAAAAGAAGTAGTTATATTTCAAACAGGACTACAAGGAAACTATGTTCGTCCAGGGGACATTATTGGAGTACAGGACGCCAGTCGCCAAAATGTAACTTATAGTGGACGAGTCAGTACCTCTACTTTAACTACTTTAACTTTTGATCGAGAAGTTAACTTCAATGGTAATTCTACATACTACTTGAATGTTATGTTTAGTAAACCGGCGGCCATTTATGTAGGGTACGATCCTGTAACTGTAAACGGGACCACATACTCAAAAGGGGACTACATACCAGAAGCCTATATTAGAACAGTAGGAGGATCTTACATATTATCAAATTTAGACACAGAAGAAAAAGCCTCTAATGCTTTCAAAGATTCTTCTAGTGAAACTCTTCTTTCAATTATTTGGAAAAAGTATACTCATGTTCGTCAGTACCCAATTGATAATCCAGCATCTTCAGGCACTTTTTTACACCAAAATATAGTAACTTTATCCACAGGGGAAGTATTCGAAGAAAATGTAGCAGACGGAACAGTATGGTCGTTGTTCGAAACAGCAGCTAGTGGAGAAACCGTATTAGGATCAGAAAAACTTTATAAAATTATCTCCGTTACACAAGACGAAAAAAATATTTATACAGTACAAGGATTGGAGCACTCAAATGCAAAGTTTGATGCTGTAGATACAGATTATGAGCTTGGAAATATTCCTCCAAGTATTTTTCCCGAAGTAGAGCCTGAAGAAGTTCCTCCCCCGTTAAACTTAAGAATTAAACCTTTTTCAGATAATATAGCACAACTGTTTGAGGAGTTTCAACTTCAATGGGATCCCCCTGATACAATATATATTGCAGCATACGAGGTTTCTGCAAGTCCAAATGTATTTGAAGATGAAGTTACCCTAAAGCTAGTTGGTGATACTTCCATAACTTTTGAAAATGTTCCTCAAGGAAAATATAGTTTTAAAGTAAGAACAGTTTCTCCTAAAAGAAATTTTTCTGAGTGGGTAACTTTTGTTTTAGATTATGGAGAAGCTCTTGATGAGAGTGGTAATCCTATAGGAGTAATAGATAATAGTATAGAACGTATCCATGGTCTGCCAGTTTGGGCACATTCAAATATGCAGGGACGTATAATAAATGAGTCATCTACTCCGGGAAGCACTACAGAATTCTATCAAGTAACTAATAGGTTGGGTGCTCAATTTTCTAATCTTCCAAATACTTTTAATCTAGCGGCAGGAGATTACTATGTGCTGGAGAGCACTGTTACATCGGTCACCAGTACAGTTTGGAAAAGTCAACAATGGATTTGGAATGGAGTAAAAATTAACACTAGGCACGAGACTGGTTCCCTCGCTGACACACTTTTTTATGAAGGAGAGACGTATGAGAAAGGAACCAAACGAGAGGGCCCTACAACTTATACAGCAACTGCAGGGTACACAATTTCATATGAAATTTTTGCGCTACAGGGAGAAACTATAGAAGGTCAAGAAGGCTCGGAAGCCTGGGTTTTAGATTTTCCACTTCTGCCGACTGGAGCATACAAAAACGCAGAATTGGCTAGTTACGGGTCTCCCAGTAGTTACAATACAATTACGCAAGCCTCCGGAAATGGAGTAGTAGACTTATCTGGCATACCTGATGGAGATGATAGAGAGCTTTATATAATTTATGATTACAGTGTTCCAAAGCTATTTTTAGGATATTATGATACAAACCTTCACCCTCTTGCGGGAGGAGTTTGGAGAGATTTAGGAGATGGAAGCGGGCCTATAAATCTTACTTATACTGCAATCACAGGCAGTGCTAGTATTACTGCAAATTCTAGTACATTGACAGGTACAAATACGTTGTTTACTACAGAACTTCGTTTAGGGGATTTTATAAGTTTGTCGAACGCCGCATCATCCTCTACAATTCCTAATCCTAGCGCAGCCGTAAAAGTTTTAGCAATAAATTCAGATACAGAAGTTTTGATAGATGGAGCATTTGAAAACGCGATATCTGTAACTAATTTATATAGAACTACCTACCGACCTGATTATGCTAAAGATGCTATCATTGCATTTGTAGAAAGAGAGTAATAATATGCCAAATCCAGTAAATACACAAGTTTGGTTAAATACAAATACCGGGACAGATGGAACAGGTCCTGGAACGGATGCTGACCGAGTATTAGATGTTGAAAAAGCCATTAACTTAGGAATAAACGTATATGAAGAAAGTGGTGGACTTACTTTTAAAGGTGCAGGTCAAATTAAAGGTGGAAAAACTGACTATGATGTAGGAATAGGATTTTGGCTGGGCGCTGATCCCGATGATTTCACACATAAGGTTGCCATCGGAAATCCTAGTGCAAATACTTTTAATTTTGATGGACAATTTATAGATTCTCAAATGAGAAATCTTGAGCTTACTGGGTGGCTTCGAGGACCATCCACTTTTACAATCGATCCAGCAACGCACGGGGATAATACGGGGACTGTAGTTATTGCTGGAAATTTGCAGGTAGATGGAACAACTACTACTGTAAATAGTACAGTGGTAGAAATTGACGATGTTGCTATTCAATTAGCAGCGGAAGCAACTACAGCTACTTTAGCAAATAATGGTGGAATAATTGTAGGTACTTTTACAAATAATCCCTTCATTTTATATAGAAATTCTTACGATGCTTGGGAAGTCAATAAAGACTGGACTCCTAATACAAATAATGCTCATACTTTAGGAAATACTACTAATAGGTGGGAGAACGTATATGCTCATGACGGAAATTTTTCCGACGATTTAACTGTTGGAGATGATTTAAATGTTGGTGGAGATATTTCTGCTACGGGCTCATTATCGGGGTCTAGTTTAAATATTGGAGGAGGAGATTTCACTGTAGACAGTAGCGGAAACACAACTTCAAATGGAACGATTACTGCAACAAGTGTAGGGAGCCCAGGAGGAGGATTAAATGTTCCGGGGGGTAGTAATGATCAAATCTTAAAACATGATGGAACAAAACTAGTTTATACCGATCATGTTTTATCAGAAATAAATAATGTAAGCACCACTGCTCCTGTCAATAAGGAAGTATTAAAATATAATACAACTACTCAACGGTGGGAACCAGACCATGTAGACTATTCTGAAATTGATAATCCCCCAACTATTCCTACAAATATAACTCAAATAGACCCGGGGAGTTTACTAGATAATCTTATAGGAGACTTGGATGGATTTACAGATCCAAGTACTGGAGTCGTTGGCATAAGATTATTAAATGATAATTCAACAGTAAAAGGCAGCGTAAATATACTAGGAGGCACAAATATAAGTGTATCTGAAAGTAGTGATGTATTAACAATTGATAGCACTGCCCCTACTCCTGTGCAGTCAAATTGGACTGAGACAAATTCAGGCGCTCTTTCATTTATTCAAAATAAACCTACGATTCCTGCAGCTCCTGTACAGTCCAATTGGAATGAAACAAATACAAGTAGTCTTGCGTTTATTCAAAATAAGCCGACTATTTATAGTACATTTAGCAGTTTAACAGATACTAATTTTACCTCTCTTGCTGATAAAGACATTGCAAGATATAACAGTACCAGTCAGAAATGGGAAAATTTTTCTGAAACTCCTGTTCAATTTACTACAAGTTTTACTCCTTCGGGTTGTAGTCACTATAAAGTGTTTGTAACTCAAAAAGGAGATTTAGTCCATCTTCAAGCTCGCTTTCACGTAAGCCAAGAAAGTAATAGTTCTAATACTTGGAACTCAGTGCTTGTGGCTCCAGCTGGGTATAGTGTTCCTGTGCCGCCCTCTTTTGTTGGCACACCTAGGGTTGCTACTGGAACTGGAATAACTATCGATAATAGTAGTGGTAATAATGGTACAGTTGTAGGTCTTTGGGTAGCTACTTATGATGACGCCGGAACTATTAATGTAATTAAACATGGAAGCACTAGTTACGCAAGTGTTACTGATGTAAAGGCAAATAGTGCTACGTACTTATTAATAAATATTACATTTACCACATAATATTTTTAAAAACATCCTTCAAAAAATATATCTTGACAAGGCAGGTGTGCTTTGTTATAATCATACCATAGAATATTTAAAAAAAAGCCTTCTTTAGTAAGAAGTTGACGCCCCTCCAATGAATAGATTAGTGACACTTGTTAAAAACGATACGGGACCGGATTTAACTGTAGTTATTGTCAGAAATGAGAATAATGATCGGTTTGTCACGGACGCCTCTAATGTATTTCTAAATATTCGACGAAAAGATACTCCAGGAAATATAGTTAGTATTTCTGCGGATGGCTTTAAATCCTCAGATACTCAAGGACAATACGTTTTTAACTTAAAGTCTTTTCTTATTCATGCGGATGTAAATGATGATTTCTATGAAGGGGAAATAGAGTTTGTAGTGCCGTCGGGGGTAGATGAAAACAATAATCAGATAACGGACACTTATACAACATTTGAGCAGATTACTATACAGGTGCGGGATGATTATACATGAGTGGAAAGTTTCGGTTTATTTCTCTAACGGATAGTTCACTACTAATACAAGATAGTAGCGACACGGGTATTCAGCTTTCTTCTTCATCTTTTGATAACTTATCCTTTTTAGATGTAAGAATTACACATGAACAACTTTTAAAGTTTTTTATGCTGGATGAGTCTTATACTGAAGACTTCTTTTCCAAAATTGTCACATATCGTAGAAAGTTTAGTGATGAGGTATTTAACGAAGATTCAGTAAAACTGGCAACATCTTTAGCAACCGAATTTGAAGAGTTGTTTTTAGAAGATAGTGACTTTAGCTATATTCATTATGTTCAGCGACTTCCACAAGATAACATTCTTTTTACAGAGTCAGCTCTTACTCCTCGAGTTGCAACACCAAATGAGCTGCTTTTTTTGAGCGAAAAAGTCGGTAAACGACTACCTAACCTAAGTGCTAAGCACGCAACTGCCGACGAAAAAACAGCTTTTGAGTATATTGTTGAATTTTTTGATGAAAGACTTGACTTACTTCATATACAGAATACAAGACCTAAAGAAATTGTAGAAATTTTCGAAGTATTAGATGTATACAGGTTTGTACATTCAAAAGAACGAGTGTATACTGAACAAGTAGTAACAAAAGCAAGAGGGCTACAAGCAAAACATGAAACTCAACTTGTAGACCCTTTCGGGGATGGTTCCGTACCCCAGAAGCCTGGGTTTGATCATATAGTAGAGCTTTTAGATGACTATGTTGATATAATACGATAT